GGTCATTGCACAGCCTCCTGCGCACCCCAGTCGGCCTGGAATTCGTCCTTGCGCTCGTCGGTGAATCGCATGCTGGCGTCATCGAACCAGAGCTTCAGCTTCCCCTCGTAGCGCCCATTCCGCTGCTTGCAGATGTTCAGGACTGCATCGGGTTCAGCCTTGCGCGTCGGATCGTCCGGGTACTCCGAAAGGGCCGCGTGCTTGACCTTGTTGGCCCAGACGGTGACCACGTTGCTGCACTGGTCGGTGATGGCTGCGGTGCCGCGCAGATCGTGCTTGCCCGGAGGGTGCGATTCGTCACCGCTGGCCGGCTTGCGGCAGTGGGCGATCAGGTGCACATGAAGGCCGGTCTCCTGGGCCATGCGCACAAGGTCGGTCGCGAACTGCTTCTGCTCGTCCAGGCTTTCCTCGGAGTTGCAGACCATCATCATGCTGTCTATGAAGACCTGCGCGCCCTCGAGCTCGTCGGCGAAGTAGGCGCAGACCGCCAGCATCTCCTGCGTGCCGCAGCGGCCCTGGTGATCGAAGAGCCAGACCTTGCGGTCAGTGCGGCGGAGGAAGGCCTGCAGTTGCGCGGGCGACGGGCGTTCCACGCCGCAGAACTGGCTGGCCATGCGGGCCAGGGTCAGCTCGGGCAGCATCTCGAAGGACGCCATCAGCGTGGGCGCGCCCTGCATCCCAAGCTCCAGCGCCAGCTGGCCGGTGTACATGCTCTTGCGGTGGCCCGAGTAGCCGGCCCAGGCTGTCACCTCGCCCGGGCGGAACTCCAGCACCTTGCCCAGCTTGTGGCTGAAGCTGCTGGGCGACTTCTTGCGCTCCTTGGTGGAGAACTGCTCCAGCAGCAGGGCGTGATAGTCCGACGCCTTGCGGACCTTGGCCCGGCACTCTGCGTGCCGGCGGTAGGACTCGAAGTCAATCGAATCGGCGGTGATGGTCTGCATCAGTGCTCCATGAGGTTGGGCCAGCCCTGGGCCGCCGACTCCAGCTCTTCGCTGGGCCAGCCGCTCGACCAGGTGCCGGCGCGGTGGTGGTGGATCGCTGCCTCGCCCTCGCCACGAAGGCGCAGGACCAAGGTGGTCAGCAGGTCGGGGTGATGGGCCAAGACGGCCCGGGTGATTTCCGCAAAGGCGGGCATCGGAAAGAACGGCTGGCGCACCAGCACCACCCGCAGCGCGGAGGTCCAGCACAGGTCCAGCCGGTGCGGCTTGTCGCGCTCATCGATCTCCACGAAGGCGCGCGGCCAGTGAAGCGGGGCCCAGGTCTCGCAGTCGTTGAAGCCGGTGCGCCCGGCATCGATCACGACACCGCGAGCGGGCACCTTGCCGCGACGACGCAAGGCGATCAGGGGTTCGTGGCCGCGCATCACATCGCTCCCGCCCAGGGCTGGGCGGCGGGTTCGCGCTTGGCCAGGGTGATGGCTGCCGCCTCGGTCCTTCGGGCTTGGAGGGTGGCCAGCACCCAGGCGAAGCCCTTGGGCGGTGTCTTGGCCACGGCCTCAGCGGCGATGCCGGCGAATTCCTCGACAGTCGCACCCTGCCGCAGAAGCTCCAGAAGCCTCGGGTCTGCGGTGTTGATCCCGGCCAGTCCGGCCTGGCGCATTGCCCTGCCGATCAGGCCCTGAGGGGTGGGCTGATGGCCCGAGGTGTCGGGCTCCGGCGCGGGTGCGCGCGTTGCTCGCTCTGAGTCCTCGGTTTTCCTTGAATCAGGAATCAGAGAATCAGGAATCAGAGAATCAGGGGGTTGCGACCCCCTCTTTATGGCTGGTGATTTCTTGGAGTCCTCCTGGAGTCCTCCTGGTGTCCCTCCTCCTTCATCGCGGCCAGACTCCTGGAATTGAGGCGGCTTGATGACGCTGGGTTTCTCGGAGTAGTGGGGGGTTTGATGGGTCTCGAAGTTCGAGACTTGGATGGCCTTGAAGCCGTCAACTTCGTACCGCTGAATGAACTTGAAGCGCTCCAGTTCTTGGAGTAGCGGCTCCACCTCTATCGAGTCGAACGGGAAAAGCTCACCCTTGATGCGCTTGGGGCGGTCTTCCAGGCGGCCGGCACGATCTGCCAGGGTCCAGAGACCAGCGAATAGAAGCCGGGCCCAAGGTGAGCACTCGGCGAGGTCCTCATTCTTGAAAAAGCCGGGTTTGATGTTGCGGGCGCGAGCCATGCTTCGGTCCTGAAATCAGAGAGGGGCTTGCCAGCTCGGCTTCTTGCTGTGAGGCGGCCTTGTGAGTTCCTGCAGCGCCTTGATGACGGCAGGGGCAAACGCCGCGTCGAAGCTGACAGACTCGACGCTCAATCGCAGCCCGCTTTCAGGCTCAGTGACCGTGATGAGCACGCGACAGCCTTGCAGCGAGACGTCGATCTGAGGCCGCGACCAGACAGCGGTGACGCAATCGGTGGCTTCTTGTTCGTCGCTCATGCCGCCACCCGCCCATGCAGCGCCTCGACCAGCACGCGGTTCTTGTTGCGCTCCTGCTGCAGCTCTTCCTTGGCGAGACGAAGCTGGCGCTCGGTCTCAGATTCACGCTTGCGCAGGCTGTCCAGGTCATAGCCCCGTGCGTGCAGCATCCAGAGCAGCGGCGCGTCGTTGCCGCACTTGTCCATCAGCGCGGACAGCTTCGGCCACACGATGCCCTCGGTCCCGCTTTCCCAGCGCGACCATTGGGCCTTGTCCATCTTCAGTTCGGCCTGGATTGCCTTGTGTTCGAAACCGGCCAGTTCAGCGCAAAGACTGATCGCAGCGCCCAGGGTCTGCTTGCGCGTGACCTCAGCGTGATTGACTTCGACGGGTAGTCCGAGCTGCATCGCTCAAGCCTCCGCAACGTTGTTGAGAGCGGTTGAGAGGCTCCAGCGCGCAAAATTTTTGCCATGCGCCACCCCATCAACCGAACAATTCGCCATGCCCAAGATCGACCCCAAGGTGCGCGCCCTGCTGGCCAAGGCCGAGGCCGCCGACATGACCCAGCTCGAGCTGCTCGACCTGGCGATGGACGCCTTCCGGGTCACGGTGGGCGGGATCGATGTCACGCGGCACACCCCGGTGCTGGAGCCAGAGGTGCAGAAGCGGCTGGGGCGCGTGCGGGCAAGGCGCAAGAAGCGCTGAAGGGCCGTCACAGGGGCACCGACTCCGGTTCATCTGAAGCCAGTCCCTTGATTTGCCGCTCACGGATTGGGCCCTTCGGCACCAAGGTGCAGTCCCACTCCTGGAGCAGCAATTCAACCATCGCGGCCTGCGGCTGCGTGATCGTGCGAACAATGGTCAGCGTCGGCACATCGCCCGCCTCGCAGTTGATCTGCAACTTGACGATGCCCTTGATGCCATCCAGGCCCAGGGCCTCGACAAGCTTCTGGCCCATCTCACGCGGGCCAACAATTGGCTCACCCATGCGCCACCTCCTGCGCGGTCGGGGCCGCAGCCGGCGTCTTGTCCAGCAGCGGCTTGCCGCTCGGCCAGTTGGGATCAGGCACCCTGACCCAGCAGCTCAGAGGGCAAAGCTCCTCGACCGAGACAGTGAACCGTGTCGCCGCTTCAATGGCCGGCGCGCGGTCCTCGGGCACGGGTCTGGTCCCGTTCGCCCACTGCGAGACGAGCACGGGCGAGACGTCAAGGTCGCGAGCCAGCCGTGCCGCTGCGCCGCGCTCTTTGGTGTAGGTCTGCAGTTCCATGCACGCATATTAGCGCCATGCTTGCACTTGCGATAGCCCCCTGCGAATTCCTTTTCTTAGCCGCGCGCTATGAAATGGCGGGCATGCGCACCGTCGAGGAAGTCCGTCACGCTCGCCTGCTGGAATTGCTGGCATCCCCTGAGTTCCCGTCCATCCAGGCATTGGCAGACCGCCTGGGCAAGAGTCACGCCCAGGTCAGCCAGTGGAAGAACCAGAGCGCACGGCGCAAGGACGGGGTGGAGATTGGAAAGTCGAACATCGACAGCAAGAGTGCGCGCGCCATCGAAAACCTGACAGGGAAACCGCGAGGATGGATGGACACCGATCCAGACCTGGCGCAGCCAGCATGGCCCTTCCAGGCCGTGACTGCTCAGCAGCTCGCCTTGCTTGACCCAGAGACTCTGGCTCGGATTGAGGCCGGGATCGACTTCATGATGGCGTCCGGCGCGCCCGATGGCGCGACATCAAGCAAACAGCGGGCGATGGCCGCATGAGGGCCAGGGTCTACTCTTTCACAGACTTGCAACAGAAGGTATCCGCCAAACGGCGGAGGCAACAAGGACAGGCGCGCGTGATTCGCGGGCCGTGGACTGGGACATAAAGAACAAGGAGGCGGCGGTGGGATCTTCGCAAAAATATTCGCTTCGCGCTATTGACTACAGCTAGCGCTGCGCTAATATCTCTCCATCAACACACCCAAGGGGCGCAGAGATGGGAGCACTGGAAACCGCACTGGCCGACAGCCGCGCGCTGACCAGCTGGGAAGCGCAGATGCTGCGCGGCCCGGCCGACGAAGAGGAAGAGCTGGAGCCGGCGTTCGACGCCGACACCTTCACCGACAACCTGAGCGGCGAGTGCTTCGGCTGCGCGGTGGTGGACTTCCTGCCGGCCCGCGAGCGCACCGCTGAAGACCTGACCGACCTGAGCACGCAACAGGTTTTGGCCCTGCTGCTGGACGAGCACCAGCCCCATGTGACCCTGCGCGCGGCGCAGGAGGTGCTGATCAAGCGCTGTGGGGGTGTGAAGTGAGCGCCCCGCAGTTCGTCGGAGGCGACGGCTTCATGGTCGCGGGGCCCGTCAGGGCCTATCGGACGCGCGGCACCTCATGGCCTGAGGTGCGTCCGAACTGGCAATGGGTTGTTGTCGTGGATGTGCCGAATTACTCGGAGCACGGCGTCCTGTACTCATCACTCATGGGTCCGGCCGTGGTCGACGACTTCGGCAACCATGCGGTGGTCGGGGGCCTGCAATGACCGCCCGCCTCCCCGCCGAAGCCGTGTCCGAGGTCGGCGTGCACACCCAGCCGCCGCGCCGCACCCTGCTGCAGCGCCTGCGCGCATGGTGGCACCTGCGCCAACTTCACCACCGCCTGGAAGCGCTGACCGTCCTGCACTGGCAAGCCGAGAACGACCTGGACAACCTGCGGGCGAAGAAGCGCGCCGCGGGCTGGGCCAAGACGCCGACGCTGGACGCGCGGATTCGCGAGGCGCAGCACGCTTTGGACAAGGCGGCCGCGGAGCTGGCTGCGGTGGACAAGCAGATCGAACAGCTGCACCCCAACACCCAAACCAACACCTGAAGGAGCAACCGTGTCGGAAATTACTACCCAAGACAGCCAGCCTCTGGCGATGCGCAATCCCATCAGCGGCGCCATCGACCTCGGCCCGCAGACCTTTGACCAGGCCATCAAGTTCAGCGAGTACCTGGCGCGCAGCGCCCTGGTGCCCAAGGACTTTCACGGCAACGCCGGGAACTGCCTTATCGCCATGCAATGGGGCGCCGAGTTGGGCCTGAAGCCCCTCCAGGCGATCCAGAGCATCGCTGTCATCAATGGCCGGCCCGCGATGTGGGGCGATGCTCTGATGGCCCTTGTGCGCTCCAGTCCGCTCTGCGAGTGGGTGATCGAGGAAGACGACGGCCAGAAGGCAACCTGCCGCGTCAAGCGGCGCGGCGAGCCTGAGCAGGCGCGAACCTTCAGCGTTGACGACGCAAAGGCAGCCGGCCTGGCCGGCAAGTCTGGCCCCTGGAGCCAGTACCCCAAGCGCATGCGCCAGATGCGCGCCCGCGCCTTCGCCCTGCGCGACGTGTTCGCCGACGTGCTGCGTGGCATGCCGGTCGCCGAAGAGCTGCAGGACGTTGGGCCGCGGGACATGGGTCCTGCCGATGTGGTGCAGAAGCCGCCGGTTGAGCCCCAGTCCTACCCGCAGGAACAGTTCGAAGTCAACCTGCCCAAGTGGCGCGAGGTGATCGAGTCAGGCCGCAAGACGGCCGACGAGCTGATCGCAATGGTCGGCAGCAAGGCGCCGCTGACGGATGACCAGCAGGCCGCGCTGCGCGCCTGCACCCCTGCCCCTGCTGAAGCCTGAGGAGCCCGCCATGCAGACGCACAACCTGGTTCAAGGCTCGCCCGAGTGGAAGGCCTACCGCTCCAAGCACTTCAACGCCAGCGACGCGCCGGCCATGATGGGCTGCAGCCCTTACAAGACCCGCACGCAGCTTCTGGACGAACTGTCCACCGGCATCGCTGCCGAGCCCGACGCCGCTCAGCAGAAGCGCTTCGACGCCGGCCATCGCAATGAGGCCCTGGCCCGGCCTCTGGCGGAAGAGTTCCTGGGAGAAGAGCTTTACCCGGTGACCGGCAGCGAAGGTGATCTGTCGGCCAGCTTCGATGGGCTCACCCTGCTCTATGACAAGGCCTTCGAGCACAAGACGCTGAACGCCGAGCTGCGCGCTGCGTTTGAAGACATGGCCACCATCAACCCCGAGCACAGGGAACGCAGCGAATGCCGCTGCCTGCCGCTGATGTACCGCGTGCAGATGGAGCAGCAGCTGCTGGTGAGTGGCGCCGAGTGCGTGCTCTTCATGGCTTCCGACTGGAGCGGTGAGGAGCTGATCGAGGAGCGGCACTGTTGGTACTGGCCCGACCTCAAGCTGCGCGAGCAGATCTTGGCCGGCTGGGCCCAGTTCCGCTCCGACCTGGCGAATCACACGCCCGCGCAGGCCGCGCCAAAGGCAACGGGCGCCGCGCCCGAACTGCTGCCAGCGCTGCGCATCGATGTAACCGGGGCAGTCACCGCCAGCAACCTGGACGCCTTCAAGGCACACGCGCTGCAGGTCTTCGGCGGCATCAAGCGCGACCTGCAGACCGACCAGGACTTCGCGAACGCCGAGGCCACCGTGAAGTGGTGCGCTGGCGTCGAGGAGCGCCTGGCCGCCGCAAAGCAGCACGCGCTGAGCCAGACCGAGAGCATCGACGCCCTTTTCCGAGCCATCGACGAGATCAGCGCCGAGGCGCGCCGCACGCGCCTGGATCTAGACAAGCTCGTCAAGGCCCGCAAGGACTCCATACGCCTGGAGATCGTCAGCGAGGCCCAGCAAGAGCTGCGAGCCCATGTGGCCGACCTGAACCGCGCCGGCCAGTGGCCGCGTCCGATGGTGCCAACGCCCTCCCCCGACTTTGCCGGGGCAATCAAAGGCAAGCGCAGCATCGACAGCATCCGTGATGCAGTCGGCGCGCTGCTGGCCATTTCGAAGGCCGAGGCCAATCAGACCGCGCTGCTGGTGACTCGCAACCTTGCCGCCATGGCCGGTCTGGGCGCCGCGCAGCACCCGTCGATGTTCCCGGACCTGCAGGCCCTGGCCGTCAAGGCTTCCGAGGACTTCGAGGCCATCGTGCGCTCACGTCTGGCGCAGCATGAAGCCGAGCAGCACGCCGCCGCCGAGCGTGCGGCAGCAGTGGAAGCGCAACGCAAAGCAGCTGCCGAGCAGGCCGCCGCGTTGGCGTCCCAGCCTCCGGCTTCGGCTCCGATAGCGAAGGCTGCCGAGCCCGCGCCGCTGCCTGCCACCTCAGCCGCCGAGGCCTCCACTTTGCCTCTGGGCGAGATCTGCGCGCGCCTGGGCTTCACCGTCACGGCGGACTTTCTGTCTGGCCTTGGCTTTGAGGCTCAGCGCGAGGGCGCCGCCAAGCGCTACCGCGATAGCGACTTCCCGCGCATCTGCGATGCCCTGATCGCGCACATCGCCAGCTGCCGCGCCAAGCGCTCGGCTGCGCTGGCCTGATCAATGGGGCGGCCAGGGAACCACCGACTCAACTACCCAGCCGCCTGGAACAGCTGGATGTGAGTGACCAGCATCTGAGCCGCCCCACCCATACCAAGCCCACCATGAAGAAACCAGCCCGCTACATCAAGCACTCCAACCTCCCGCCCTCGCTGGGTCTGAACACCGCGCTGCTCTGGTGGATCGCGTGTGACCACTTCGAAGCGCCCGGCTGGGTGCGCGGAGCGCTCGTCACGCTGTACGGCCTCTTGGCCCTTTACTTCCTCGCACGGGTCTGGACCGAGACCGGCGTGGACCTGCTGAACAACGACGACTGACCCCTTTCACGCCGCCGCCGGGCCGATGGGTCTCCCATCCCTGGACCCCCTGACAGCAACGTGCCCAGCTACCCGCAAGGGGGCGGCCTTTTCTTCCCACCACCGGAGCATCCATGTTCACGATTGAGACCTTCACCGAGGCCCACCTGAGCAGCGTCACGAACCGCACCGAAGCGCACGGCGATGACCGCGTGCCGGCCGTGTCGATCTCGCTGGAAATGACCTGTGCCAACACCATG